CATAAAGACGGTCATTTGTCTTAAAATGCTTTATTCTAAGCAAATAAATTTCGCTGCCACTTTTGAATGTGAAAATATAGGGTATTTTGTTTTTATCTATTTCTATTCTCATTTCAGAAACCCCCAAAAATTAAAGCCACTGTTTTTTGTTCCTGCTACTCCTGTTTTTTGTTCCTCTTTCAGGACAGTTTTTTCGGATTCAAGAACCTGACCTTTTTTCATCAGATAAGCAAATTCAAGAACTTCAAAGTCTATTTCAAATTTTATAGCCGTTTGATGTTCATAGTTTCTTGAAACTTTAGTGATTATCATATCTTCTATTGTTTCATTTGTTGAAATTGTACATAGTTCCTTTTTCTGCCACAGTTCCACTATTTCAGCATACACCGCTTCAGGATTTTCAGTCCCAATTTGAGTAAGTAGAACAGAAATATTATATTTTCTATTTCCATGCGACACATTGCTACTTATCAATGTGCTATCCCTGTCTTCGAGTGAGTGCGTTTTGACGCTGCTACTTCTGTCATCGCTTGTTATATGTACCCATTCAAGCGGAATATCATTTATTTTACATCTGTCAGCGTCTTCAAAGAGTTTAAAGCCGAATCTATTTTGAAAAAAACTATTCACTTGATCCGAATAAGCAAGAGCAACTCCATACACAGCAGCTCCTGCTGTACCTAGAAAACTGTTTAGACCTAAACTAAATCCTTTTTCTTTAGCTTTGTTATATGCCATTTTACCTAATGAGCTGTTTTTCATTGCGTTTAAATTGGTAAAATCCATTGCTCTAACCTCCCATCATTGCGAAACTGTCGTCAAAAAATTCTCTCAAAATTTTCTTGACCTTTTTTTCAAGTTCGTTGCCATTTTCTCCTGTGTTTTCAATAACAATTGTTGGAGAAAATACATATTTATTGTTGTTGCCTTTATTCGTTGTTGAATTGTTAGTTGTTGAAGCCTTACCATTTGCACTAAATGTCTTTTTCATCCCACTTAGTCCATCTTCAAGCATTCCTCTCGTTGCCTCTGCCGTTGAGATTTCCGTACCTTGTGGCAAATTCATAAGCATTTCCTGTCCTGCTAGGAATTGTTGCCCTCCAGGAAGTTTAATCATTTCAGCACCTTTTTCAGCTACTGTCGTTAATCCTCCACGCCAAGACTTAGTTCCTGTGTAGTTTTTACCTATCCCAAAGCCTTTTAAAATATTAAACTTTGAAACCGCACCAGCAATTTTCCCACCAAGTTCTCCAATTTTTCCAAACAGACCGTCTATAAATCCTTTTATTGCATTTATAGCACTTTGTGCCACGTTTTTTGCCTTGTTAAATGCATTTGTGAAGAATATTGATATCTGATTGATTACTCCACCAATAGCATTTATTACTCCTGAAACAACTCCTAAAATTCCGCTCATTATACTTGCAACAACTCCAATAATTGCAGAAAATACTCCAATTATTGTTGATGACATTCCTATAAATATTCCAATAACTACTTGAACCACAGGAACAATTATTCCAAGCAATACCGCACCTACTTGTATTATTACCCCAATGATTGGCATTATTGCAGTTGCAATCTGAACAACAAAATTAAAAATCATTCCTATTGTCTGCATGATTGGAGCGAGTAAAGGCGTTATCATAGTCAATGCCTGCATTATTATATTAAAAGTCATTCCAAATAGATTTCCTATGCTTCCAAAATCAATAGTCTGGAATAATGTAGAAAAAGCATTTCCTATATTTCCTATTATCTGTCCTACTTGTTCAAAATTAATCCCTTGCAAAGCTCCATTAATTACTCCTGCAATTGTTCCAGCTAATGAAATTATTCCATTCATTCCACCTGCAAGACCATCAATAAAGCCTTTTCCTCCGCCCATATTGTTATTAAATATCTGTCCTATAGTAGTTCCAAGTTGCATTAACGGAGTTATCAGAGGAGCAAAATTTAATTTTGAAAACAGTTGTAATGAACTGTCAAACGCTTTTGAAAAACCGCCTGAAATTCCTGTCATTGCAATCTGCAAATCTTTTGCCATTTTTTGCCCAGCATTTGTATTCAACAGTTCGTTTACTTTAGTGAGCATTCCGTCCATTGCTTTTTGCCCTGCACTCTGTGCATTTTGCCAAACTTTACCAAAAGTTATTGGCATTTGATTATATTTTTTCTCTATGTCATCGGCACTTCCCAGTACTGCTTTTTTTATTACATCAGAAGTAATTTTCCCTTTAGAACCAAGTTCTTTCAGTTTAGACATTGGAACTCCCATTGATTCTGCTATTTTTTGAGCAAGAATTGGAGCGTTTTCCATTACCGAACGGAATTCGTCTCCCTGGAGTTTCCCTGATGTCATTGCCTGATTTAATTGGAACATTGCGGACTTAGCTTCTTCTGGAGAAGTTCCAGCCACTTTAAATGCTTTGTCCAGCGTGCTTGTAAATTTGACCGCTTCATCATCATTGAAAAGTCCATTTGTCAACATTTTAAGTTTAGCTACTGAATCCAGTTGAGCTCCATAATCAGCTCCACTCTGCTGTGAAGCATTAAAAGTTTTCTGCTTCAGACCCTCGACATCTTTTGTTACCATTGAAAGCCTTGAATTTCTAAGCGAATTTTCATCAGATGCTTTAGCTATTCCTCCAAAACTTAATCCTCCAGCAATTCCTCCGAGAACTGCAAGTTTCCCAATTAATCCACCAAGTTTTGATAAAATACCACCTATTTTATTTCCAATTCCTTTCAGTGCAGAAGCAAATTTCTTTAAATTTTCAGCTTTAAATGCTTTTTTTACAGCACCGCCCACTTTCCCAAAAACAGTTGAGAGTGTTGTTCCTGAATAAGCCATTTGGCTGATTTTGCTAATTGCACCGCTGAATACGCTTGAGATTTTTCTTCCGACAATTGGTATTTTACTTGTTGCATTTACGAAATTTGTTACTCCATTTGAATTAAGTTTGTTTGCAAAACTGAACATTCTTGCATTAAAAGCTTGAGAAATTTTATTTTTTATTTTTCCAAGCTCTCCGCCAACATTCGACATTCTGTTTTTTAATTTGTCAATTCCTGATGTCTGAACGTCCTTTCCTATTATATTTACTTTCTTTTCAAGATTTTCAGCAACTGGAAAAACACTTTTCATTCTCTGTCTTAATTTATTTATTGCATTGTCTTCTGTTCTTATGCCTAATAAAATTTCAAGTTTATTCCCTTTTGCCATTTTTACCCCTTTTCCTCAAAATCTTTAATAGCCTGTATCCATTGAAAGAACCTAATGTTGCTCATATCTAAAACGACATTAGGGTCTTTTATTTCTCTTTTAATTATGAATTCCCACTTCAATTTTACAAGTGGGTCTTCATAAATATCTCCTGCTATCTCAATTTCATGTTTAATTTTCTTTTCTTCTTCTCTTTTGACTTTCCCATAAAATCAGCCATTACCTCACATATTTCAATTAATGCCTCAGGATCATGCTCAAAAAAATCAATTTTTCTTGCTTTTGAAGGTATTTCAACCATTTTAGGTAATAAAACACTTGCAAAAGTATAATAATCATTGCTGGAAGCAAAACTCAACAATGCTTTCTGATACATCTGTAAATTTTGCGGCTTTGTTAATCTAAAATCTACAGTTTCAGTATTTCCGTCTTCATCAATAAATATTTCCTGCCCTTTTATATTCAACCTACCCAATTCATCAATAAATACACTTTCTTCTTCTCTTATTTCTTTTGTTTCTTCTATTCTTTTATCTTCCATTGTTTATATCCTCCTATACCTGTTCTTCATATTTAGCAGCCTGTACTGTAAATTCAATCTCAATATCTTTAGTATTATTCTTTCTTTCTCCACCTTTTTGTACAGATACCCCTGAACCTATTCCAACTACCTTGTTCATTCCTGTATTATCTATATATGTTAATGTTCCTAATTTCCCATCAGGATTTTTATTACATTTAGTTAAAAAAATGTCATCATCTGATCCTTTTACTGTTGTAACTTTGATTTCTCTTTTTGTTACTCTTGTCTGAATAGTTGGAACATTTCCCTTGATGTCGGGGTCTCCCATTGTATGCGAATCTTCAGTCGGATTATTATTAATCTCTTTAGCTTCTTTAATCATATAAGTTCCTATTCCGGGGAATGTTATAATTAAATCGACCTTACTTAAATCAACTGATTTTTCTAAAAAATTATTACCCATTTTCTACCTCCTATATTGTTATTGGTTCATCATGCCATATAAGTTCTACTTCAATTTCTTCAATTTCTGTTGACAATGTGAAGTTTATCTTGACATTTCTTAGTACTCTATTTATATAGTCATCTACAGTCAGTCCTGTAGCTGCTGATGTATCTTCTATATTTGGAACGGTAACTCTAAATAAGTATTCTCCATTGTTACTCTTCGCAAACGCTCCCTGCTTTCCTAATTCTGTCATAGCTCTAATTAACATGTCCTCAATGCTTGGAAGTCCATCAGAATCCATTGTTGTATTTTTACGCATTATTAAGAGCCTGTTCAAATTAGTATCAATCGCATGAGTTATCGCGTCTATTTTAATAGTTTGGTCTGCATGTGTAATTCCATCAGAACACCATGAGCCACTCGTAACAGCATTAAATCCAACTCTGCTTTCTGTGTAGTTTATAAATAGTTCGTCTAGCTTTGCTGACTTAGTTGTGTCATTACAGCTAGGCTCTACACCTAAAATTCTTCTGTCAGACCAACGTCCATTTATTCCTTGAACAAATGTCCATGCTGGCAGTCCAAAGATGTCGAGGTTATCTTTTCCCTCTGTTCCAAACATGTAATATATTCTTTTGCTTTCCCTTATATTTGCAGGTGTCTTATCTCCGTCAGTATTTAGAACTACTCCAAATTTTCCAGTTCTAGTCAGATATTTTGATAATGACGCTATAAATGCCTTATCATAAAATGCAACAATTACCCCGTAAAATTCGCCCTCAGGCAAACTGTTAAGGAATGTTTCATTTGGCGTTGTCTTACCTACACAGTACCACTGTTCAGGCTGTAATCTATTACCGTCAAAATCTTCTTGCGAAAGGAATGTATTTATTCCTTTATACATCAAAGAAGTGTTTCCGAAATCAGTCTCTACTTCCTTTAAAGTTGTATATCTTTTATAGTCCTTGTCCGCCTCTTTAGTGATAAATAAAATTTTACTAAAATCTCCCATCACTAAAGGCTTTCTAGGTCTATTAACTACTACTTTTACTTTTTTTCTAGCCATTTTCTACCTCCACTTTTACATCTTTTATTAATTGTCTTATTCTTTCGCTTGTTTCGCGCCAGTTCATTTCTACATCAAAGCTAAATCTGTAAATATATTGACTGCCCTCAAGGAAAGTTAAATCCTTTATTTCTATTTCATCTTCACTTAATCCAAAACCACTTCTAACAATGTCATGTCTTTTTTTAAAGACTATTACTTCAAGTAATTCACCTGCCATTTCCTCTGCTCTTGCCTGTGTTGGAGCATAAAAATCAATTTGAAAATAAGCATAAACAAGCCTTGTCGCCTGTTCCTTAATGCTTTCTTCTGTTGTTTCTACAGTCCTGTAAGCACTATAAACTGATTTTGTCAGACTTATCGTGTGCATTACAGCACATTCAGACGGTTTTTTTGCCATATGATCGTCACGGATAATCTGAAAATCAACAAAACTAGCTAACAATTTTCTTAGTTTTTCGTTTTTCATTCTTGTACCCTCTCAATATAATAAATTCTCAACTGGTCATGTTTCATATAATGTCTCATAGTTGTGACTATATATTTATTGTTGTCAAATTCTATTATCTCTTTTAAGTCAATATCTATGTAACAATATATTTTTTTAGAATCCAGTGTAATCTGTATTCCCTGGTCTGTCAGCATTTTTATATCTTGCCTTCCAAGATTGAATACAGCTCCCTCAAACTCCTTACTTTCATCAACTTCAACTAGTTCAGAATCAATCCATTTGCTAGCTTTATTTGTTATTTTGCATTTGCTAAAAAATCTTTTCGGAATAAATGTTTTATGTGCCATTTTACACCCCCACAATTTCGTAACTTATTGAATTATATAAAGAGTGAGTGTCAATAAGTGGGGTACTGCTCCCTTTTCTCTTAATAGTTTTTGAATCAAGAGGTGCAAAATTCCCACTCATTATTGTTTTTTTTATTTTTTGGACAACAAACGTACCAAGATTCTTATACGCTCCTTGTCCAGTAAGCTCACCACTGATAATATTTTCAATTTGGGTATTAAGATATACCTTAATCTCATTCTGTGCTTTCTGAGTGCCTACTGACAGTCTGAAAAAAGGTCTTTTAGGAATACGGCTTGTTCCGTATTCGTTAAATATCGCATAGTCCTGTACAGAAACTCCATCAGTACTGCCATTTCCTAATACTCCAACTTTTACAGCATGTGTCTGCAAATACTCCAGTTCCTTTTGCAGCTTTTCCAAATCTCCTAACTCTTCAACTATACTAGCCATATATCAACCTCGCTATGTTATTCAGCTTATCGTTCCTAGTTGTCAGCATATCTCTCATTGAATAAGCTATGTCATCTATCTTGTAGCTTGTATATTTGCTTATTTCTTCGTCAAAGCTATTTATAAAGTTATCTACAAGTCCAACAATTTCAAATTTAAGCCAGTCAGGAAGTTCTTTATAGCCTGCCGTATAAGTTATTTCAACCTCTTTTTCTTGCTTGTAACAGCACGGACATTCTCTATATTTTATAAGAGTTATAAAATTTGAACTTTTGCCATACCTAAAATTACGCATTTCTTTGTCACTTTCTCCTGATATAAAAACATTTGTGACTTTTACGACTGGTCTATGATTCAAATATATATTTTTCATATACGGATAAAATTCAACAATTTCATGTTCTTCAAGCTCATATCCGAGTATGTTTTCAATGTGACTGATAACTGACTTTAACAAAGTTTCAACCTTAGCCAATTCTTCATCAGCTAAGGTCTTACCCGTTATTTTTTTATAATCTTCTATTGTGATTAACATTCAAATCACCTCTATTTTACTTTTAACACTGAGAACGCCTTAGGTCTTGTTACTTTACCCCCTATTCTTATTCTAGTGAAGTAAGTTGTTATTCTTTTATCAGGGTCTCTGTCTTGTTCTTGTTCAAAGTCATGTTTCATAACATATGTATACCCTTTTCCGAAATCACAGAATACAGCAGGATATTTTCCTGTATCGATTTCATCTAAAAACTCCTCAACGTAAACAGGATACCCCTGGAATCTCATTGTTGCACCGTCTAAAATACTTGCCCACAAATAACGTCCGTCATTATCTTTCCACATTTTCATTTCTTGATAAAGTTTAGGGGAAACGTAGAATGCTGAATTTTTTCTATACCCAACTTTCATTTCTGTTTCAAGTCTAATTAAATCATCTGCTGTCACTTTTTTGGTTGTAGCTGTTGTTACCGCTCCAGCCAATACATCGGCATTTGTTAAAAATCCTTCAATACATTGTTCAGTTGCAGTGCTATAAACTCCTTTTAATGTTAATAGCGATAATGTTTGTCCAAATTCTTCTGAAATAGCTTCTTTTATTTCGTTCGTAATATCGAAAGCTGTATCTTCTCTTGTTTCATCTGTAACTGGATATTTTACCTGTCTTGTCCCTGCTGTTATTTCAATTTGTGAAAACGCCAAAGAACCATCCCTTGTGTTGCCAGCTCCTTCCTTTACTATTTCGTTTGCTTCAGTAATATCGTTTCTGACAGGTACTATTATTGATTTCCCTTTTAATTGTTTTATTTGACCTTTCATTAAAAAATTTGATGTTTCTTTCATTTCTTTCAATATTTCGTTTGACAATACGGAAGGCATTAAAATTGGTGTCACACCTGTTGTCATTATTGGTGCTTTCACTAATCCCTCAATATTTCTGTTTCCTGTTTTTAAGAATTTTTCGAAAGCCTCTTTTTCTTTTTTTTCTTCTGTTTCAGGATTTGCCATTCCTTTTTTCATAACATCATCTAATGCTCCAGCCATTTTCCCCATTTCTTCACTTGATTTATTAAGTTTATCTTCCAATTCAGCTATTTTATTAGCTTTTTCTTCTAATTCTGTTAATTTTTGTCCTGCTTTTTCAATATCTTCTGTGTTTTTGTTAATTCCTTTTTCTAAATTTTCTAAATTCATGTTTTCATCTCCTTTGTCATTTTTAACTGTTGTTACTGTTGCGTCAGGTACTGCTCCTTTTAGTACAACGCTACCCTCAACAACATCAATTTCTTTTATTATTCTTGCATCAACTTCGCCTTTATCAGTCTGTATCTTTCCCCATTCTCTTTGCTTTAGAAAACCACCGACCGACATTTCGTAATTTGCTCCGTTTTTCATCATTGAATAAACTTTTTGTGCGTCCTTATTTATTGCATTTCCGTTTTCATCAGTAGACAAATCAAGCTTAGCTGTAAATTTAAGATTTCCTTTTTCGTCCTGATATACCTTTAATGTTCCAAGCTCTTTGCTCCATTCGTGCATATGC